ATGACATGCACAGAAGTCATTGATCAAATCAATGAGCTTGATATGTGTATTGTTTGGAGTGTTCCATCAAAGTCCCATCCGGATCAGATGGTTGATAACTTTGTAAAAATGCTGGAACATATCAAAGTTCGTAAGTCTCTTATTCAGGTTGATCATAAGATACATTCTATTAATCGTAATGCGCAACTTAAAGAAATTTGTGAACGGATGGATGTCCTTATGTGTCATTCAACTGAGAATGCATTTGGCAAATGGGTTCGTAAGAATGGAATCAAAACTCCACTAACTGGTATGGGTGTAGGATTCAATTTCAATAAAGATTATTGGAAACCTATTGAGCAACAAGATACACGATATATTCGATGGGTTGGTCGTACCGCAATGTGGAAAGGTCCAGATGTTATGATTGATCTACACAATGATCATTTTAAACAGGCAGGATTTATTACAGTATTGGAAGGTTTAGAAGCATCGATCCAATATCCGTTGGTACTATATAAAAATCCAAAGGAAATGAAAGATCGTAGAGAAGTCATTAACTATTTCAGGCCTGAAAAAGGCATTGACAATAATCTTACACGTGATCCTGTTTATGGTTCAGAAAATACTAATAACGGTGCTTATCTCTATTCAGCATACACACATTCAGAAATGATGGATCGGATGAGTAGCGGTGCCTTTGGTTCGGATCTTATGTACTTTAAAGAAAATACTTATGGTGATAACGTAGAGTATTGTCATACAGATTCATTTGCTGCTGGTGTTATTCCAATCTTTCATAAACATTTCTGTGATCATGTAATTCACCGTAAGATTGGTGATCCTATTAGTCAATGTAAAAATACGGGCACTATTGGTATCGATGCAACTAACGCTGGTGAAATGGTAAAGACTATGAAAGTCTTAGCAAATAACAATGATATACGTGAAGACTGGCGTAATCAAATGTTTGAGTTCTGGAAAGATCACTGCGATGCTACGATCATATATAATGATATAATAGAAAAAACACTCAACTATAATGATGTTGAACAACAAGGCTTGGAGGCTTTCTTCACATGAAAATAATGATTACTGGATCAAGTGGATTTATCGGCAGCCACTTAAAAGAACACTTTGAAAAAGATGAACACGAAGTTATTGGCTGGGATCGAAGAGCTGGCAAAAATATTCATGATTTTAAATTAGAACCAGATACTGATTTTGTAATACATCTTGCCGCTGATGCAGATGTTCGTCGTAGTATTGAAGAGCCAGATGAATATTGGCATAATAATGTAACACCTACCACTAAAATTCAACATATGTGTTATCACTCACGTGTACCATTATTGTATGCTTCATCATCATGTATTCATCAATGGCATTTATCTCCGTATGGTATTAGTAAAAAAGTAAACGAAGAAACTGCACAAGCAGGTCAAGTTGGCTTAAGGTTTACTACTGTGTATGGTGATGGCGCTCGGGATGCTATGTTTATTGGTAAGCTTATGAGAGGAGACTTGAAATATGCTACAAATCATATTAGAGATTTCATTCATGTTGATGATGTTATACATGCTATTGAACTTATAATGTTAAAAATTACTGACACTCATTTATTTCCAGAGTGTAGTCTTAGACCGGCCTATGATATTGGAACCGGTAAAGGAAATGTAGTATCTGACTTAGCTCGCATTCGTTTCCCAGGTGTAGATCATAGATCAGGTGATCCTTGTGAAGCTCAAGATAATACTGCCGATCTTACAGCAATGAAAGAATTAGGATTCGAAGCTAAAGTAGATGTTGTGGAATATTTAACACCATGAATTATGCAAGTATAGTTCCGCTTATTGGTGGTGAAACAATCGCCATGCAAAACATCTTTAATAAAAAACCGGAGTATATTGTAAGCTATGATGGATTTCAAGCAAATGATACTCACCTCGTTGAGTACTATCAAAACAAAGTTCCCTACCATCTTATTGGAGATGGTAGGCTACCTGATTTACCTAGTGTTGATGTTGTTAATACCGTTTGCCCTTGTGCTGGGCTTAGCAGTCTTAGCCCTTCAGCTAGCAGCGATGCTAGTGCTAACGATTGGATGCGTACCTCGGCAAATTATGTGTTGGAGTCACTCCAACCTCAGGTATTCTGGGGCGAAAATGCACCGAGACTCGCTAGCAAAATGGGAGAGCCAATCGTACGAGATCTTAGAAAAATCGGGAAAAAGTTTGGATATACTTTCTCGATCTATAAAACAAAATCGCTTCTTCATGGACTGAGCCAAACACGAGATCGAACATTTTATTTCTTTTGGAAAGGTGATAAGGTGCCGATGTTTGAATATATAAAAAGGGAGCATGAAAAGATTGAAGATGCTATTCGTTCTGTTGAACGTAAAGCTGATGATCCCATGAATATATTAACTAATAGTAAGACACCTTCAGAAGATCCTTATTACAAATATGTTTTAGAAGAAATTGAAGGTGGTATTAGTCATAAAGAATTTTCAGATAAGATTACTAAGTCTGCAAATCTTTTTGATTATATCGAAGCTCATGGTCCTAAGTATGATGTAGTCGGTAAGTGGATGTCAAAGAAAGGCTTTGATAATCAAGCTGGTCGGTGTGATCGCATGTATAATAAACTTAAAGATGGGTTTAATATCATGAGAAAAGGTACAGAAATTCCTAAAGATTATATTGGAGCATTTGTAGGACATCTACCTCATAGCCTTACACATCCGGATGAGGATAGATATCTTACTATTCGAGAAGCAATGGAAGTTATGAAGCTTCCACGTGATTTTGTATTACAAGGTGGTCTACGAAATTTGAATCATATATGTCAGAATGTACCAGTGACAACTGCTATGGATATGGCAGAACATGTTCTTAAATTTTGTGATGGTAGACTCGATAACTCAATGATCGATACAGACTTTTTAGTTCAAGATAATAAATCACGTAAAATTGATTATGAAAAAAGTAGTGTACATTTAGATGAATTTATGGTATAATAGTACTATAATGTCGTAAGGAGATATGTTTTGAGTATTATGGATAAACTAAAAAAGAATAGTAAAGTAAAAGAAACTTCTATTCTTTCTGAATCTAAATTTTTCAATGAGAAAGATTTAGTATCAACACCGGTACCAATGATGAATGTAGCATTGTCTGGTTCTATCGATGGCGGATTAGCACCTGGTCTTACTGTGCTTGCTGGTCCATCCAAACATTTTAAGACTTCCTTTGGTCTTATTATGGCAAGTGCATATCTTAAAAAATATAAAGATGCAGTTCTTCTTTTCTATGATTCAGAGTTTGGTTCACCTCAAGCTTACTTTGAACAATTTGAAATTGATACTTCACGTGTATTGCATACACCAATTACAAATGTAGAAGAACTTAAGTTTGATTTGATTGGCCAGCTCGAAGGTTTGGATCGTAAAGACAAAGTTGTGGTTATGATTGATTCAGTTGGTAACCTAGCATCAAAGAAAGAAATGGATGATGCCATTAACGAGAAGTCAGTAGCTGATATGTCTCGTGCAAAAGCACTTAAAGGTTTGTTCCGTATGACTACACCATACTTGAACATGAAAGATATTCCTTTGATTGCTGTTAATCATACGTACATGGAGATTGGTCTATTCCCTAAAGCTGTAGTCTCTGGTGGTACTGGAATCTATTACTCTGCTGATAATATCTGGATCTTAGGTCGTCAGCAAGACAAAGTTGGTACAGAAATTAAAGGCTACCACTTTGTTATTAATGTGGAGAAGTCAAGGTATGTCAAAGAAAAGTCTAAAATACCTATTAGCGTGTCTTGGGATGGCGGCGTTCAGTCTCATAGCGGCTTACTCGACGTCGCTCTCGGCGGCAATTATGTTGCTAAGCCTAGTAACGGTTGGTACTGTCGTGTTGATAGAACTACTGGAGAATTGGTCGACCCCAAGGTTCGAGAAAAAGACACATTGGAACCTTCCTTCTGGGAACCAATCTTCAACGAAACTGATTTCGCAAGTTATATTAAATCCAAATATTGTATCGGAGCTGGAGCAGGTATTGGAGAGGAAGACTCTGAAGATGCAGCATAAAGAAAATGTAACTTATCAATTAGTTCCCGGCGATGACGGTGACCAACATTGGTTAGTTCGTTTTATGGATGGGCCATATACTGAAACAGTTATTCAGTACGGTGC